CGAAGGCACCAGACTTCCATGACCGCTTTTCTTAAGGTCTCATCAGGGACATTGCCGGTGCTGAAGGTTTCGATGTTCACGGATACCGGATCCGCTTTCCCGATGGCATAGGCAATATTCACCTGGCATCTTTTCGCAAAGCCGCACCATACGATGTGTTTTGCGATGTTCCTGGCCATGTAAGCCGCAGAGCGGTCAACCTTAGTCGGGTCTTTCCCGCAAAAGGCACCGCCCCCATGTGCGGCAAGCCCGCCGTAGGTATCGACCATGAGCTTTCTGCCGGTGAGTCCCGTATCTGCAGCAGGGCCACCTTCAACAAACCGTCCCGAAGGATTAATCAGAACTTCGGTCTCCTCATCAAAGGGGAAATCCTCAAAGCACTTCCACAGGACATGGCTGTAGATGTCCTTGGTCAGTTCATCCAGGGACTTAGAAGCATCATGCTGTACGGAGACAATGATGGTTTTGACTTTGGCAGGTTTCCCGTCCTGATATTCAATGGTGACCTGAGCTTTGCCGTCGGGCTTGATCCCTTTGATGAGTCCGTCATGTCTGGTCTCGTCGATTCGCTTGGTGATCCTGTTCGCCAGAACGACCGCGAGGGGCAGCATATCCCTGGTCTCATCAGTGGCATAACCGTACATAGTCCCCTGATCGCCAGCACCGAGAGTGCTGTACCAGGAATTGTCGCCATTTCTGGATTCCAGTGCATTATCCACACCATCGGCGATGTCCTNNCTCTGTTTGTGGACTANAACCATGATGCGGAATTTTTTAGGATCGTAGCCTACCTCCTGCAAGGTGTAACGAACGATGCGCTTGATATCGACTTTACCGCTACAGGTGATTTCGCCCGCCACGATAATCCTTCCCTTGGTGGCCATAACCCTCGCAGGCTAACTCTGGAAGCACGGTCCTTGCGAAGGCATGCAATCCAGGACGCTGTCGGCGATCAGGTCGCAGAGCTTGTCCGGGTGGCCCGCGCATACGCTTTCTGCTGTTAAAAATTTAGTTTCCATATCATTTTCCTTTCCGGGCGGTCAAAAGCCGCTCCATTAAATCGTCTTGTGGAGTGAAGTTCGAGCAGTCGGTCAGGCTGTTTTCGCGCACGATGGCGAAGATCTGCGCCCATAAGCTGTAGGTCTGCTTTGAAAAGGACTGAGCCATGCTGACATAAGGGGAAGCAATCGGAGCGCCGGTCGTCGGGTGTTTTGCCAATAGTCCGTATTCGGAGATTGCCTGCTCGCATTGGATCCACCTTGCCGCGCTCATGGCGTATTGTTCGATCTGCTGCTTGGGGACCAAATGGCTGCACTTGTGCTTTCCGAGCCAACCCCAGGTCTCCGTGTATATTTCATTGGCAATCAGCGGATGACCGTTCTTCTGGGCCGCCGACAGCCAATCGGCGGGTTTCGGCATTTCCGAGCCTGATTCCGAATCTCCATCGGGCAGGGGCACGATTTGAAGCTTCTTGGAGTTGCCGTCCAGTATCTTGTCCGCCAGAGCCTTGCGCGGCCTTCCGCCGACACCAGGTTGCGGACCTCTTTTTCCCATCAAATCACCTCCAGTCAAAAGTGAGGGGGTTAATACCCCAAAAACTTATGAAAAAATTAACACGGCACCCCACGCCCGTTCCCCGGGCACAGGGTTGTAGAGATTTGATCACCCCTACCGGTCGTGCCAGCGGTCCCCGTCGCGAGCAGTAATGGCAGAGTGGCAAGAGGTGCAAAGGGCCATGAGGTTCGATTCGTCATGGGTTCCTCCCCGTGCAAGGGGAAGGATGTGATGAACCTCCGTTGCCTGAGTCATTAGTCCTTGCTTCATACACTCCTCGCAAAGTGGATGGGCTTCTACGTAGCGATCTCGTATGCGCTTCCAGGCACGACCGTACCTTTTCTTTGAGTGGGGATCACGATCATACTTCTCGTAACGTGCTGCTTCCTGACGGGCGTGTTTATCACAGAACCTCGCTTCGGTAAGCTCAGGACACCCGGGATGGGAGCAGGGACGTTTCGGTTTGTAAGGCATCGGTTCACCTCCTTGGGCATAAGAAAAGCCCTGCGGGTTGCTCCCACAAGGCTCTCTAAGATTCTATTTCCTGATTATAATACTATCAGGAGTGGCAGGTGTCTTTCAGTGTCTTTTTGTGTCTACTTCACAGGGAGTAGGAATTTTGCAGTCATCCAGTGCCCGTGTGTGAAGCTTATGAATGTAGCGAAGGTCATAGCCCATATCCACCGCAATCTTCTCCCAAGATAGGAAGCAAAGGTAACGCTTCTCCAGTAAGGTCTGGTGCTCTGGATTTACAACAGCCTTGATGACACTCATGATTTCTTTCTTGAGATCAACCAGCACGTCGATGTCATGATTAATATCATTCTGGAGATCAACGATCTTACAGATGGCATCAGCCATGCGGGAGGTTGAACCGCTGGGTTTTTTCGGCATGCCAGTCATGACAGACGTGCAGGTCGTTGCCAGATCATTCAGTGAATCAACCTGTTGGAGTTTGGACTTGATACGCATGTCCAGATAACGCGCCTGAGAAAGGTAGGTTTTAGTATTCATAGCGCACCTTTTCCTTTCTCAGCTTAGTGATGAGTATTTCCGGATCAACATTCGTCAGGACACTAAACCAATCAGAACGAAAAAAGCGTTCAATTCTGGCAAGCTCCTTTAAATCGTCGTGCAGTCGGTAGTCCTTGACTGCCTGAAGTACGATGGCGTTGGCTAATTCTTCATAAGAGTTCATAATCTGTACCTCCGTTTTTTTATTTCTCTCGGATTGGCACGGATTGTCGTTGATTGTCTTAGACTTGCAGATCGGCTTTCACAGCATCGATCAGGGCGGCTTGGGTGCTGTCCTTCTTGGATAACACCTTTAGAATCCGCTCGTCGATGGTGTCTTTGGCCACAATGTGCTGCACCACAACTGTTTCAGCGTTTTGGCCCTGTCGCCATAGGCGGGCGTTGGTCTGCTGATATAATTCCAGTGACCAGGTCAGCCCGAACCAAACAATACAGGAACCACCACTTTGCAGGTTTAAACCGTGACCGGCAGAGGCGGGGTGAATCAATGCTACGGGTAGTTCGCCAGTATTCCACTTTCGGATACTGTCGGTGCTGTCCAGTTTGGAGAACGGGACATGGAGTTTTTGTAGACGCTCCGTGATGCGGGCAAGGTCATGCTTGAACCAGTAGGCCACAAGGATCGGCTTGCCACCAGCGGCCTCGATGATATCCTCTAGTGCATCCAGCTTTCGGTCATGTATGGTAAAGGTGTCGCCATCGTCGGTGTAGATCGCACCATTTGCCAGTTGGCATAACTTTCCGGTGAGCGTGGCGGCATTTGCAGCGGTGATATCTCCATTAGGGAGCTGTAAGACGAGGTCCTGCTTCAACTCGTCGTAACGCTTACGCTCCTCATCGGAGAGGCGGACGGTATATTCGCTACTGATCAGTTCCGGCATTTTCAAAAGGTCGGTAGATTTCATGGAAATCGTAATGTCGGAGATCTTGTCATAGATGCGCTGTTCAGCTCCGGGCAGAGGCTTGTAGCTGAAGATGACCTGTCCATTTCGCTTGTCTGGCTGGAAGTAATCCAGTCGGTAGTGGCTGATGAACCGTCCAAGGCGAGCACCCATATCTAAAAGCCTAAACTCAGCCCATAGGTCCATGAGGCCATTTGCTGAAGGGGTACCTGTAAGGCCGATGATACGCTTGACCTTTGGTCGCACCTTCATCAGAGCCCTGAACCGCTTAGCCTGATAATTCTTGAAGGAGGACAGCTCGTCTACCACGATAGTGTCGAAATTGAATAGCAGCTTGCTTTCCTCAATGAGCCACTGGACATTTTCTCTGTTGATGATGTAGATGTCAGCGGGTTTGATAAGGGCCGCACGACGCTCTGCTTCAGTGCCGACTGCAACGGAGCAGATGAGGTTCTGGAGATGATCCCACTTATCTGCTTCAGCAGGCCATGTATCCCGTGCCACTCGCAGTGGTGCGATCACCAGAATACGGTGTGCCTCAAAGCTGTCAAATAACAGGTCGTTCAGCGCCGTCAAAGTGATAATCGTTTTCCCTAATCCACAATCAAGAAAGATGGCCGATATTGGGTTCTTCTCAATGAAATCAACACTGAACTGCTGATAATAGTGGAGGTCATTTCGTGTCGGCATCTTCGACCTCCTGTATTTGCTTCAATTGTCGTATAAACCATCTGAATTCGTTGTGAAATCTGGTATGGTCACCGGCTGTAGGAAACACAACAAGATTTTCTGGAACGTTGTTATACCGGTTTCCATCGCGATGATGGATGACTTCTTCGGAAGTAAGAGATCTGCCTAACAACTGTTCCACAATAACTCTATGGGCGAGTTTTCCATAAATTTTCGAATAACCGTTACATTCACCCATACCGAGATGAGCTTTTCGTAGTTTATTTCTGGTCTCAATAGTCATCCTTGTGGGGTTCATGACTTCATTGAGCTTTGTCATATGATAGCTGATATTGGTGAAATTCTTTAATGTTGCATAACCAGTAGGGTTCTTGCTTTTATTGCTGAAAGCCGCTAAACATTGTCGTGAACAGAATGCGTGTTTTTTCCCTTTCATGTAACAATCCAGCCGTTCAAATTCTGTTCCGCACCAGTCGCATTTATAAATTTTCAACATCGGGTACCACCTCTAATCTCATCAAGAAGCCCTCCAATCTGCTGCTCGTCATCAAGGATATAAACCTTGAAGCCAAGCCCGCGTAGTAATTTGTGCCTTGCCAGCTGAAGTGGTCTGGGCTTTTCGCCGGGAGCCTTTGCTTCAACGAAAGCCATATGACCACCCGGTAGAAGCACGATACGGTCAGGCATCCCGTCAAATCCAGGACTCGTGAACTTTGGTGCAATGCCTCCGGCAGCTTTGACTGCCATAACCAGTTTTCGTTCGATTGCTTTTTCTCTCATTTTCATTCTCTCCATCAGGATTTTTATGGATGGGTTAACCTCGACGCATGTCATATATAAAACTTTTCTTAGAGCTATTTTTTTAGTCCTATAGAGACTTTTTGTATATGACCTTAATCGAGGTTAACCCATAGCCAATTAATTCAAGAAATCCTCAAAATCTCCGTCATCGATCTTAAGCCTCAGCCCTGCAAAGAACCGCTTGTTTTTGACATTGATACGGCCATACCCCGCAGCCTCCAGTGCAGAATAGAAGTCTGTCGTGCTACGGATATACTCATTTGTGTCAATGCAGTAATTGCGATACGCCCGGTAAAGCGAACTGGAACTCTCGCGAAAGCTTGCATCAAGCTCGCATTTCTCCTCAAGAAAATGGCCAAACCAGTCGTTTTGCGACCGGTACTCTGAAATGGCTTGCTGCACACACTCCGGCACAGGAATTTTGTAATCCAGCGCAATGACCTTCTTGGCACCCTCAATCACCCATGCGAGAATGCTCTCGCCAGCGTTCTGATAGAGGTACTCGCCATAGTTCTTGATGTCGCTGCTACCCTCAATCTTGGCGTCGAAGGGTATAACAACCAATCTGCGCCAGATACCNTCNTCNGANGCNCTGACCTTCGGCAGGTGGTTTGTATAGAGCACCAGCGTATGGCAGGGCGTGAAGCTGAANGGGTCCTTGTACTTCTTTTCAGCGAACACATCGTCGGTGGAGCAGAGTTGCTTGACCGTGGAGTCATTGAGCCGAGCGCCTTCCTGTATCTCGGCAGCGATAAGTAGACGCTTGCCCTTAACCTCGGCCATTTCCGGTTTGATGTTTCGGCGGCACCCGACTGTCAGGGTGTCTGCGGAGATATTGCCGCTATACAGACCGAGCACACGGGAGATGGCGTTCCAGAAGGTAGATTTACCGTTGCGTCCACCGCCATAAGCGATGATCAGGGCTTCCACATAGACTTTACCAATGGCGGCGAGCCCGCAGATCATTTGTACATAGTTGATTAGCTCCTGATTGCCACAGAAGATAAGGTCCAAACTGTTCTGCCAGATCTGTTCGCCCTTGGAACTGGGTGAAACGGACGTCATTTTCGTAATGAAGTCTTCAGGTGAATGCTCTCGGGCTCCGGTCATCCCTTTGCGTAGATCGTAAGTAGCAGCAGGCGTACAAAGAAGAAAGCAGTCTGCATCTAAATCACGCGGCGAAATTTCCAGCATTGGACGGGATTCCTTCAGCGTCGCGGTAATATTCTTTGAGTCTCGTCTGCGAATAGCGAAAGACTGGTACGCCTTGGCTGAAAGGAACGCTCTGTATGCTTCGATCTGTGTGTCGTTCATCAGTGACTCAGCCTTTGCCTTTGAAGCATTTTCAAGGATTTCCTGCGTACCGTTTTCCGTCAGCAGTCTCATCGCTGCCTGTAGATCCTTTGTGGCTTCCTCCAATTGTCGGCGGGTAAGCTCATGAGCGACGGCCTGTGCGCCCGGTTCGCTTTCTTGCCAGTAATGGCTGGTGTAACGGATAAAGTGCGTAGCCGGTGAATACCGTAGTTCACCAGAGAAGTATTTCGCCAGAACCTCTGCCTGTCCTACATCGGAGAAATCGCCTGGCATATAGGACGTCGGGTCATTGTAGACCTCCGGAGAAACATAGCCGTCTTGCTGCTGCACCTTTGAAAAGAAGCGCTGGGCGCTGTGCCAGATAGTCATGAGCTCAGTTTCCTCAAGCGGAGGTGAGCATTTCGCAGCTTCCTCCAGAAAACACTGAAAAGCCGCGTCGCTGTCGCCATATTTTTTGATGACCCGACCGGCAAAACGGGACATGGTGGCGTTGCGACTTCCTTCTGGTATGACTTGAGTGGAACGATGCCCACCTGCCATATCAGCATCGAATTCTTCACCCTCCAGAAACTCGCTTAAGTTCATGCTGCCAGTGTAGATTTCAACTTCAGGAGAGGTAGTCCCGAAGAAGAAACGTGCAGCATCCAGCGCCTTGGTATCGAAGTATGGAAAGATGGCGTTGACCAGCTTCTTCATATCGCTGTAGCAAGCCGCGTTTGTAACGTGGTCAATGGGAAATAGTACGTGGAATTTAGGTCGAGCGGGCTTGCCGTTTTTCTCGCGCATATTATAGCGGCTATAATGTACGGCAAAGGTAACATTGGGGAATGCCTCCATGACATCGGCGGGAAGCACCCAATCCTCCGGTTGTTCTGAGTGATCATTGTCGCAGTCCACCGGTAGGCAATTGCTACCGATGTAGTTTTCACCATTCCGGTAACTGTTTCGGTATTCGGCGCACACATAGTCATGGCCAACAGCTGCGATCAGAGAACTTGCGTCAGTGACCTCAACCTTGTGTGGATAGGAGCAGTTGCCGGGGTTGCCGATGAAGTCGGCGTGATAAAGAGTGAACATCAGTCGTTCACCTCCGTTGCGCCATCCTCCAGCACTTTGATGATGAATTTGAGTGCGGTGATGATTGTTTCAAGCTCGCAGTCACCACCAAGAGACACCTCTATACCATCTGTGCCATACGGTCCGATCAGATGCGCTTCAATATCAGTGCCTCCCGCATTCTCGATGCGAAAGTAGGTACGGCTGCCGTGGCCTGAATCTCCACCCTTATAGCCGTTGGTGCCAGCCTCGACTTCGAGAACATTTGCGCTGTATATGTCACGGCTAAAGGTCGTGATAGTGGTACCGTCGATATTTCTTTCCTTTTCTGTGATAGCGTACATGATTAAACCTCCTCGCAGTTTTCATTAAAGTAGCGTAAGCGGTAGTTCTTCCACTTGGCTCTCTTGATTTCAGCCGACATACCAGCTGAGATGGTGCTGCCGAACACCCAGACCTCTGTACATTTGCTCATTAGGGCGTTGCCGAAGAATAGCCCAAGCTGGCGTTCGGCAGGAATGTCGTCGTTTAAAAACTGTGGAAACAGCAAATGCGGCGCAATGGGGATAAAGCCTTTGTCGACGGCGAATCGGCTGTAGCGCTGTGCAGCCTTTACGTTTCCTTCTACATCTCCAGAAAAGGGAGAGCAGATATAGACAATTGGCCTGAATGCCCGAAGCGCCTTTTCTTCTTTTTCGATAGCAGACAAGGCTTCATAGGCGGTTGGGTCGTAGTAACCCTCGCTGTTAAATTTATCAATGCTCATTTTGACCTCCAATCCGGGCGGACTTTATGTCCACCTCTATTACCCAATGGAGGTCAAAAACGGATTTGAACGAAAAAGGCTCAATCTTTTTTATAAAAATCTGTCTCATAGCCATCGGCGCGGAGCAGCAGATCCTTTGCCCAAGGCGGTGTCCGACCCATCAGTTCACAGATAGCTTTCAGAGACACTCGTGGCGCAGCCTCGATGACGATTTCGTCGTGGACATGCATGACGATGGAGCAGTGCCGGAGTGTTTGCATGGCACTGCAGAGGATGTCGCGGGCAGTTGCTTGTACGATGTTTTCCACGAACTTTGGTCCGTAGGAATCCAGTCGCTCCCACTTCTTCGTAGCACTGACACCCTCGTAGGTGATGCACTGCCCACCGAACTTGTTTTCACCGATTCGTGGCTTCACATAGGCAAGCCGCCTACCGGAAGGAAGCGTAATGAAAAGCATCCCACTCTGGCAGGAGAAAGTGATCCCATGCGTCGAGTTGGTGTGTTTATAACGAACAGCCTCCATAGCGGCCTTGTCCACATCCCACCAGAACTTCACGATGCGCGGATTGGCTTGCCGCCATGCGTCAACCAGCTGAGGGAGTTCGTCCTCTTCAAGTCCCATATCAAGAGCGCCCATTGCTTTGAGCGCACCGACGGAACCACCATAACCGAGGGCGAGTTCAGCAATTTTGCCTTTTTGACGTAGGTGACCGTTGATGCCATGTTTTTCAACCGGCACCTTGAACATCTGACTGGCGGAAGCGCAGTAGATGTCGCCGCCCTTGGCAAAGACGTCCTGCCGCCACTGCTCACCGGCCAGCCATGCGATCACGCGGGCTTCGATGGCGCTGAAATCTGATACGATAAACTTGGCACCAGATCTTGGGACGAAGGCTGTGCGGATAAGCTGCGACAAAGTGTCCGGAACATCCTCATAGAGCATTTCAAGTGCATTAAAATCACCGGAGCGCACAAGGGCACGCGCTTCGGGTAAGTCCTCCAGATGATTCTGAGGGAGGTTTTGCATCTGAATGAGCCTACCTGCCCAGCGCCCGGTTCGATTGGCACCAAAAAATTGAAACATCCCACGGGCGCGACCATCGGTACAGACCGCATTCTCCATTGCCTGATACTTCCGAACCGATGACTTGGCAAGCTGCTGCCGGAGTGAGAGGACGTCTGCAAGATCCGGAGGTGCCGTTTTTAATAACTCGGTGACAACCTTTTTCCCAAGTGTGTCGGTCTCCATGCCATTGTCTGCAAGCCACTGCTTCATTTGCTGTACCGAATTTGGATTCTCAAGTTCTGTCAGATGTTTCATCGCGGTGGAAAGCTCTGATCGGGAGCGACTATCCATTGCGATAGCCTCTTGGACCAGTGTCATATCCAGCGCAACGCCTCGGTCATTGATCTCCTGGTCGAGGTGGTATTCGTCCCAGATGCTATCCTGCACCGGAAATCTGGCGAGCTTTTCTTGAATGGACATTTCCGCTTCAACATCACGGATGTTATATTTCTTAAACGCCGACCATTTATCTGGTGCGTGATAGGGATGATTCCGGCTGCGCTGACCGTTGGCTTTCGTTGGAGCACAAGGCTGACAGAAGTATTTGATGAGATCCTTACCTTCGGTGAGTTTCTGCTTGTCCAGCTTAAGTACCGAGCCGACGCCTTCCAGCGACAGAGGCAGTCCCATCGTCGCTGCCCATACCATCGAGCATTTCCATGAGGCAGGGTTGATGTATTTGCCGGTTGGGAGTCCAAGAAAGCGAGACAGGCAGATCCGTTCAAAGTTTGCGTTGAACGCCCATTTGATAACCGTTTCATCCATGAGTGCGGCGATAACATCGCTGGGCAGCTTCTCCCCGCTGGCAAGGTCAACGACCTGGGCATTACCGCCGTCAATGCTGTAGCTGAAAAGAAGTATCTCGAAATCCGGTGACTCCACGTAGCGATACACACCTGCTTTGGCGAGATTGGTGCTGCTATAGGTTTCAATATCAATAGAAAGTCTTTTCATAATTGACCATCCTTTTATAAGGAACGGCGGTAAAGAAGTTCTCTACCGCCGTCCACAGTTTTTTACTTGAAGTCACGCATTCGTT